CAGCGTCTGTACAATCGGCTTCATTTTGCCCGCCTTTTCTTAACTGGAGCCTCCACTGCTTCAGGAGCGGGTTCTACCTCAGGTTCCTCGGCAAATCCAAGGATATTTGCAAGGTCCACCTCGGTAATGCTTTCCCACGCTTCAACGGGCAGCGTTACTTCCTGACGTTCGCCTTTGGAATTTTGGTAAGCTCTGGTGATCATGTCTATAAATCCTTATTTTTTCTTCCGGGCCGCACGCATATTATCAACGAGATTCGGGTAAGGACGCCCGGCCTTTTTGGCAGCAGCTTTCGCGGATGATTTTTGAGCGGGGGACAGCGGCTTTGGCTTGCCGAGAGATTCAGGACGAGTTTTTTGCCATACCTTCATGTCAGCAATTCCATGCTCTGAGTGATTTATTGATCCGGCTATCCGGATCGTTTGCGGTCTTGGCCGACGTCAGCTTCTTTTTCATGCCCTTCATTCGGGCGCAAAAGCTGTCGCGGCGAGATCCACCTTCCGGCTGCGGGCGTTTTAGATTGCTGCCAGTGGCTGCATTATACGCCTTCCGGCCAGCCTCATTGAGACCACCCTTGGGGTTCTTATGCTTTGCCTTGAACTGAAAGTCCTTCTTCGACCGCATAGCCGTCTCCATGTAACTAGGGCGACCCGTAGGCCGCCCCAATCATTATGCCTGTGGCACGCCGTAGATGCCAGCCTGAGTGTCATCATCAAAGACGAAGACCCAAGCGGTCAGGCGCTTCACCGCATCGGCAGCATCGGGAACCGCGTAGGTTCCACGAACGTCGCCGGTCGTGGTCGTGGCAGCAGTCGCGTCGGCACCAGCAAATGTGCCGGTCGTTACGAATGCGCCGTTCCATGCGGTCAGAACGTAGTTGCGGGTGTTTGCGCGGATCGGAAGGCCGAAGATGTCACCAGTGCCCACGAAGAAATCGGTGGCAGCAGCCGAAGCTGCAACGCGGGTGATCGTCTTGAACGCTTTCTTGCCAGCGACCGCAGTCGTGCCATTCAGGGTAATCGCTTCCGACATCGGAATGCCGTAGACATCAGTACCCGTGATGGTCAGCACAGCCGTAGCAGCGCCAGCAGCGTCGACAACGACGTTCCGGGGAACGTCGAGGGTTACGGTGCTACCCGAAGCCAGAGAGCCGTTCAGCAGGGCGTTACCAGCCGCTCCCAGCGTCTGCTGAGCGCAGATGCCGTTTACAACCAAAGCAGCCGGGACCACGTTGTACACATTGATCGGAGACATCCGAACGCCGGGCTCGGTAGCGGTTCCGTTGTTGGCGAAGTTTCTGCCTTCCCGAACGCCGTCAGAGAAATGAGTCATGAATTTTCTCCATATTTAGGGGGTGACGGATGCCACCCCCCTGAGGCCGATTAGGAAGCGCCCTGTGAACCCCAGCCTGCGCGGAAGTTCGAGCAGCCGAACGAATAACGCTCGATGGCTTTCGCCTTGAGGTTGTCGGTGTCGAAGTCCGTGTAGACATCGGTTTCCAGAGCTTCACGCTCGTAGTGCTTGAAGCCATTCGGAGCGTCGGTGAGCAGGAACCACGAGTTCGTGTCCGTGAGGAACATGTTAACGCGATGACCCTGCGGAACCGCCGAGTTGTTGTAGATCGCGTTGATGTCGTTGTTCGCCGTGTCGACGCGGAACTGCGACTGGAGCAGGCGGGTTGCCGTCCACTGCAGTTCAGCGGGAACGATGAGCTTCGTAGGCTTGGTCATGATGCGGAGACCCGCAGCATCACGGAAGCGCTGAACGCCAACGATGGCATCCTGAAGCGACGTTTCGTTCAAGTCAGCCTGCACCGCAAAGGTATTGGCAACAACACCGTTTTCGATGGGGTGAGCCGTCGAGAACAGGGGCTGGCCGTCACCGATGGGGAAGTTGGCCGAGAAGCCGTTGTTCAGCACGGATGCGCCGAGAACTTCCTTGGTCTGCTCCATCGACTGGCGAAGAGCTTTCGCCTGCAGCGGGAACGACGACTGGTACAGGTTGTCCTTGATCGCCTGACGGGTGATGATGAAACCAATGCTGGTGTAACGGTTCACGTAGTTCGTTACATAGCGCTGGCCCATTTCGCCGTAAGCGGTCGAAGCGCCTTCTGCCTTGATCTGCGCCAAGCCGAGCAGCTTGACTTCGACTTCGATTTCAACGGCCTTGTCGGACGAATGTTTCTCGAAGATTTCCGACCACTGGCCCGGATACATCGGATAGTCGCCGAAAACGGCGGCCAAACCGGGCCGGAGCAGATCGCGGATTGCGGTTGTATTAATAGCCATTTCTTAAATCTCCCTGCTAGACCGATCAGAGGCCAGTCACGCCACCGTTGTAGAGGTGGTTATTGAGGACGACGTGCCAGTTAGCGAAGGCACCAACAACATTACCCGGGGTCGGGTCCAGCTGGAGGATCTTGCAGTTCAGCGTGCTGGTGGTGGCTTCCGAAGCATTGTTGATCGAAACGGCGGACGTACCCGTCGCAGTCGAACCAGCAGTGTACAGGAAGTTGATGTTCAGGCCGCGATCAGCGAGAGCAAGCGGGGTGCCTGCAGTGCCGGTGCCGCTTGTTTCCTGAACCGAGAACACGGTAGCTGGATCGTCGATTACGAGAGCCTCAACGGTCGAGCCGGTGAGTACGCCCGGGTTGCCCGGCCAGTAGTTCTGGAAGCGCACAACGCCAGTGCTGTCGGTGTACTTAACGCCCCAGAACACGCCAACGCAGGTGTTTCCGGCGGTGCCAACTTCGAGGAAGCCGGACGAGCCAATCGTGACGGGGTCGCCACGGAAAATTGCGGTCGCGTAGGTGGTGACGATTTCATAAGGATTTGTCGCGCCAGTCCAAGCAGAACCATCAAGTTTTTTGACGGGCTGAAAACCATTGGGCGCATTAGTGCCGTAAGCCATACGGTATCTCCATGCTAAAATGAATGATTCGGCTTTAACCTGCCTGCTAGGTACCGCGATACGTGACGCGACATCGAAACGGCTACCCGCCGAAGGAGTGGGTACGTGACCACCATCGAGTGCAGGATACGTGACCTGCGTCGAGGTCAACAGAATTAACTCAGTTCAACACCCACGTCAACAGCATAAAAAAGGCCCCCACCCAGTTGCCCGGGCGGAGGCAGTTCCCACAGCGCTGATGCGAACGCCGTGGCCGGAGACTAGTCCTTAAACGACGTCACGCGCTCAAACGAGACGCCGCTGTCCTTATCTTCAAAGCGCGGCAGGTTCGGGTCGCTCTGACCAGTCCACGCCACGTCCTGCAGAGTTTCAATGTTCTCCAGATCGCGCTCTTCGTTACGTTCGTTTACATCCCGTGTCGGGCATTCACAGAGCATCAGGCCGCCGCGACGGATAACCTGAACTTCCATGCCTTCGTACCCGGGAAGGGGCGGAGGAACCATTTCAGGGTGGCGTGACGCAGGGACTGGGGCCCAGCCCTTGATCATGCGATCCGTCATGTTGTCTGGATCGGGTTCGTTGAGTGTTGATTCGCGCACCCAAGCGTATGTCATGTTCGGCGGGATCTTGTCCTTGGGAACATATAGCTTGGACTGGAAGTGCGTCTCAGGGCGCTTGCGCATGCCTGATTCGCGTGATTCTGCTGCTCGGCTCTGCGAGATTCTCGATGCTCGTGCCATTGTTATGATCCTTTATTCTGTTTCATCATGTGAACTGCGTAATATTTTTCAGCCTCAAGGTCAGTCATGCGCCCACCCTTCTGATTGCGAATTGCGCCAGACTGGGCCAGCTGGTGCGCCATTCGACGCTGATCAGCTGTGAGACGGATGGTCTTGGAGCTTTTACCCTGCTGGTTCGGCGCGTTGCGCTGGACAGGGGCCACATTAGAATCACGAGACATCGGCGGAGTTCTTTTGCTTGGGGATGATACAGCGGTGAATGCGTCAGGATATTCCTTGCGCATGTGGCGGTCGATTTCCGTGAAGTAATCTACACCGCCGATTTCGTCGTCACGGCCTTCAGAGCGATACCGACGCTCGATGCGGCGCGCATACAGCGTTGCCTCTTCGTGCATCTCAGGATCAAACTCAGGCGACTGTGGCTGAAACCACTCGTTCTTCTGAATCCATCCCGCTGTACGAGGCTCCAGCGTAGCCTGAGGGCCAGTTTTGGGCTGAGCCTCTTGCTGCACCTGAGGGGCCGAAACCTTTTGCTGAGCCTCCCAGTTCTCGACGCCAGCGAGATCATTCTGCAGCTTGTAGTAAACGCTCTGCAGCTCGATAATCTGCTCACTGTCGCCCATAGAATGAGCTTCCACAAGCTGCTGCTTGATCGAGTTGGCTTCGTTGAGGAGGTTGTTCTTGTAATGCGTCATCATCGCAAGGTCGGACTGCTGCCGCATCTGGGCCTCGTTCTGCAGCCGAGCCTCTGCCTCCTGCGCACGACGCTCGGCGTCTGCCGCCTTGCGGGCCAGCTCAGCTATACGCTTGTCAGGTGAGCGCTTACGCTTCGGAGCTTCTTCTTCGGGCTCCTCCTCTTCTTCCTCTTCGGGCCCTTCCTCTTCCTCGGCCTCTTCTTCGGATTCCTCTTCCTCGTAATCGCCGAGGCTCTCGCCCAGATCGTCCTCAGTGATTTCGATCTCGACGTCCTCCGTAGCGCCCTCTTCGGTCAAAGGCAGTTCTGGAATTTCTGTGTCTTCTGACATGTTCTACTCCTTAAAAATCACCAGCGGACTTGCCGGACGCCACGTCATCGGGCCCGGTAATAACCGCCATAACGCGATCATCGGGCAGCAGCGCCATCGCAACACCGCGATAGGAAACCATTGTCGACTCGTAGCGCGGGATCAGAATCCAGTCCCCGACCTTGCACCACGGCCCGGAACGCTCGAACTTCTCGCCCTGATAGGCTTCGGGTCCAACGGCGCACACCAATGCGGAAACCGAGGAATACTTGTCTTCAGCGCGAACCGTGTCAGGCAGGTAAAGCGTCACTTCCGTGCCGTCTTCCCTCTTGATCGTCTTCAGCTCTTCGGGGCGGATGTAAATTTTAACAGCCACGAGATAGCCGGCGGGCCGCATATCGAACGGCTGGCCTGTCATCTCCGTAAACTGCTCGTCGATGAATTGCTTCGCCAGCTCTTCCTCGTGCGGCTCAATGTTACTCATGCTCATCAGTAATGACTCCCTCTTTTTTGCTCCGGTATTTTATCATCATCAGGCTGCATCATACGCTTGTACTCGTCGGCGATGACATGAATTGCAGCCGTATAGCCACGCACCAACGCATTCCCCTCCAGAACCTGAAGGGCAATCTCTTCCGCCGACGATGCGGGGGTATAGTGTTCCCCTTGGCTCGACGGCCTAAAACGTGCATTTAATGAGTATTCTGTGGCGCGATCTCGCAGCTCACTGATACGCTCAACCGCTCTGCGGCTTAGTTCCTCTGCGCTCAACTTTTTTCTCCGGTAGTTTCTTATAGCTCTTCGTTGCAGCGGTGAATTCTTTGCCCACCTTCTGCGGAATTCCAACCTTTTTTGCAAAGGCAGGATTGTTTGCGACCGCACCCATAAGGCGAAACTGACGCTTCGATCTTGCAGGCACGGTCGCAGCCCCCTGTTACTTGCCGCGTAGCTTGTTCATGGCATGGGTAATCTGGCCTTCCGGCGTCATCATACCCTTGCGAACCTTGCCAGCACCGCCCTTAGCGCGCTTGACGGGCTTCATCATCTCGCCGCCTTCTGCGCAAGCCTTGCCGCCCATAGCGCGCTTGATAGGAGCCTGACCCTTGCGAGTCTTACCAGTGCCACCCACAGCCAGCTTGGACGCACGCATATCCGTGGGGATCTCGCCGCCATCCATCATGCCGCCGGGCTTCTTCGGCGAACCAAGAGCGATCATGACCGCGAGGCCGTCTTTCTTCGCCGCACCGCCGCTTTTCATGCCGCCCATCTCCGTGGCCAGCTTCTTCGCAGTGTCAGCCGATGTATGGACCTTGCCGCCGTGCTTATACCTGCCGCCTTCAACAGCTGCTGCACGATTGCCCCTCTGGATGGTCCTGCCCTCTTCCTTGGTGGGCTTTAGCTTGGAGACGCTTTCGCGAAAACGACGCGCAGATTCACGCTCGGCAGGCGTCGGGCCCGGAGGCGTTTCCTTCTTCACAGCACCACCGACCTTATAGGTCGGGATCGGACGGGCGTTCGCACGCTCCTGAAGCGCCTTAGCGCCATTCGGTTGATTGGGCATGGGCTCAGCAATTGCCGGGCCGAAAATTGCACGAGCCTTGGCCCGCAAGTCACTCATCTTCATTGGAAACCTCCATTGTTACGCACGGCCTCAGACTGAATCTTCATTGCTGCAATCCGTTCTCTTGAAGCCCGGTCCTGTGCATCCGTATTGGCTTCGATCTGCGCCTTCGCCAAATTGACTTCAGCGTCACGCTTGCTGTCAGCATCGCGCTGCTCAACCTTCATCTGCTCAATCTGCAGCATCGGGTCTGGGCCCGGAGGCTGTGGCTTATACGAAGGCGCAAGCTGCTGCATGGCCTGCGCAACCATAGCCGCAAGCTGGTTCTCGATCTCCGGCGGCATCGGCTGGCCCGGCGGCGGCAGCGGCTGGCCAATGATCTGCTCGACCTGAATGCGCATCTTCAGAGCCAAATGCTCGTTGATGTGCGCCTGCAGCGCCGGGTTCTCTTCAGCAATCGGCGCGTGCGCCGCGATGTGCGCGTCGTGGTCCTGATACGCGCCAGCAACCAACGGCTTGCCCGTCAGCGCGTTCTGGTTCTCGCTCAGCGGATCGAGCGGCACTGGCTTCGCCTGCTCAGGCAGCAACAGCATTTCGATCTTCTCTTCGGGGATGCCCATCTCGACATACATCTGGCGATAGGCTTGCCGCAGATTGTGCTGGTCAGGCTGCTGTGTCGCAAACCGCAGCAACGCCTCTGCACGCATCATGCGCTGGGCCGACGACGAAATGTTCGGATCGCTCACCGGAATGACATCGACGTTATCCGAGAAGTCCTCCCGCATAATCGCCGACATCCCGCCGCGAACGGGAAACGGATACGGCTCGTCTGGCAGATATTTGCCAAACATCTTCGCAATCAGCTTCAGCTCTCGGTTGAACGCCTTATGGGACCGCTTGAGGGTCGCCGACTGGAGTCGGGTTGCCGCTTCCATAAGAGCCACAGTCGTTCCAACTGGGGCGTCCTGTCGGCCTTCACCCACGGCAATCTCCGCCGTGTTTGCGAGATTCCGCGCACTCTCATAGGTTTCCTTCAGCAGCGCCAGAGAAACCTGCGACGGCTCCTTATACGGCATCGTCATGATCGCGTTCTGGATCGGCAAGCCGCCCGTGTCGATCTCGCGGAACTCGGTCGGACCGATCCCGATGTTATTATCGTCCAGACGCATGCCCTTGACGCGCAAGCCGCCCGGGAAGTTATTCAGCGTCGCAGCGTCAATCAGCTGCCGGCGGATCGATGTCGCCGTCTTCGCCGAATTCCCCAGCAAGTGAGCATATCCAAGACCGTAGAATCCAACGCCCGGCATCAGCTTATAGTGAACGAAGCAATCCTGACGCTTGAACGTCGGATCGCCCTCCTCATAGTTCCGATAGATCGACAGAACCTTACGGCTGCCCTCCTCAATCGTCACGATATACGGCAGAGGAATGCCATCCTCATTCTCGAAACCCTCAAGGTTCAGATCCGCATAAACCTCGTAAATCTTATACTCTTCCGTGCCTTCAGCACCCGGCTCAACGCCCTGAACGCCGTCAACCTGCGCCTGTATCGGCGTCTGGTCAGTGTCGTTCGGCTGCGGATCGCCAACCTTTATGTCACGATACACGCCCGCCAACTGCGCCAAACGGAAATTCCGCTGCGTCATCGGCGTTATGTGGCAGAAACGCGGCGACGTCTCCAAATCCGTCGTGCCATAGGCCACGATAAAGTTATCCGGCAGGACAAACCGGCTCACCGGGCGACCCAGTATCCGGTCCTGATACACTTTCTTGAACGTCGAACCCACCAGCGCCAGCCAGAACAGCATCTGGTCGAACTCTTCATAGAATTCCGGGGCCAGCTCCGTCAGGTACAGATTCATAAAATCCTTAACCCGCGACGCCTGCGCCTCCAACTGCTCGTTCGCAACCCCAATGATCTGCGTCTTCACAGGCCCACTGGCCGGCAGCAACTCGCCACAGGCAACCGCCTGCCAGCGCACCACCGCTTCCGCCAGCAACGGATCGTACACGCCACACGCGCCCTTAAACGGCATCGTGCGGTCCTCAATCTTCAGACCCATTAGCTTGATGCCCTCGGACATCGTGGTTTCCCACTCAGCGCGGCTCTGCCTGTCTTCCTCAACGCCACCGAGCAACATCTCGCCCAGCCCCGTCAGGTCCATATCGCCCATGTACAGCGCCAGATTCGAATCGTGCAGGATCTCGTCCTCAACGTCCTCTTCCGGCTCGAAATCAATCTCGACGCCGCCATCATCCAATTCGGTGATCTCAGCGCCGTCGACCATCTCTGGCCCACCTATGTCGATTTCGTATTCAGCCTCGCCCTCAGGCATTTCAACGTCAACGCCACCAATCCCCTCAAATTGAGGGCGTAGCATATCTTCGACTGTCATCGGTTTGCGGGCCATTATGCCTCCTATCAATAAAACGCAGCCCGTTCAAGCGGCGTATCATAAACCTCTTCATACGGGTTTTCCGTATTGTGTACCCACCCGGACTGCTTGACCCGCAGAAACGCCATCGTCATCGTGTCGACCCAGTCCCGCGAATCCGCAGCCGGGAACTGCACGCACTGCTCCATGAAATCACGCGCCCACGGCCTCAACTGATCATAGGACGGCTTCATCGCCGGCAACCACACCCGGCCATTCTCGATCAAATCCGTCACCAGCCGCACGCGCGCTATCTTATCGCCAAACTTATCGGGATTGAACGGCGTCGCAACAATCCCCGCCCGCCCCAGATCCTGTATCAGCATCTGTCCGTTCGCCTTCGCCTCCACCAGCACCGTATCCGGCTGTCTGTTCCTCGATGCCTTGATCGGCGTGCGGTAATTATCATCCCGGTAATCCGTCGCCATCCGCTGCACCATGCGCCTCAGTATCGGCCACTCCGCCCGGTCGCGCCACACCGACAGCAATATCAGATTCGGTATATCGTTCTCATCATCGAACACGCCCCACGTCGTACTCGCGCTATACGCCGACGTCTTATTCGCCGTCAGCGCCGTATCCCACGCCTGTATGACATATTTCACCTCCGGCGGCTCGGGCGAACGCCACCACTTAAACCACGTCTGATCGATAATACCACCATCATCCACCACCGGATTCTGCTGATACAACGACGACCAGATCCGACTCGTCGTGGAGGGCTGGCGGCGGATCTTCTCCAATTCCTCTTTCGGGAACTGTTCCGGCCACAGCGCATCTCCGGGCTCTCGCCCCAAAATGTCGTTATCCACCGCCAGCGCGGGCAAGACCACCCGCTCCCACTTCTCACCCTCACCATCCCGTTCGCCCTGATCCAAACGACCCATGTGGTCCCCCAGATGCCAGCGCGTCCCTATCAGGATGATTGGCGTGTCCTTATTCTTACGGCGCGTGAAAAAATCCGCACCGTACCATGCCCATAACTTATTCCGCTCACTCTCCGACTCCGCCGCCTGAATCCCCGACAGCAAATCGTCCCCAATCAATATATCCCCACGCCGCCCCGTCACGTTCGCACCAACCGCCGTCGCGTGATAACCACCCGCCTGCGTCGTCATCCACTCCCCAGCCGCCGTCTTGTCCGCGCTAATCCCCACGTCCGGGAACAGACGCCGATGCTCGTCGCCCTTAATCACGTTACGAACCTTCAAACCAAACGAATCCGACAGCTCCTGCTTGTGCGTCGCAAAAATCACATTCTTCGTCGGGTTCTTCGCCAGATAATAGGCCGGGAAGTAATGCGAGGCAGCAAACGACTTACCATGCCCCGGTGGCATACTGATCATCAGCCGCATGATCCTACCCTCGGCAACATCATCTAGCTTATCACAAATCAACTTCAAATGCGGCGGCGGCTTCATCCCGCTCACATACTCAATATACGCCGCAAACGACGCCATCGCCTCCTCGCGGGCAACCAACTCCGCCAGCAAATCATCTAACGACAGGTCAGCGTTCACCCCTCGAACTCTTCGCCATGCAGCCATGCCACCACAATTTCTTTCAGCATCTGCACGTTCATCCCGGCAAAGGTATTCATTCCCCCATACGCCTCATCATCATGGACTGGCGTCATATCATGCAGCCACTCGTCAAAGCCCTCACCCTTAGTCAGCGTGATCGAGTTCTCATCCCCAACGACGGTCAGAGGCGAGGTGGCCTTATCCTGCGTCATAAACCCATGCAGAAACGCCTGATTAATCTTCATCCCTCAACCTCTCTATAATCCGCGTCAATAACCGTCACCGGCCTCGCCCTGTCCGCAACCATCGCCCGCAACGTCTGCAAATCCAAATCCTTCGCCGTCACCGTGTGATTGATATTCAACGTCTGATCCATCATCCCCAGCAACTGTGCCTGCGTCTTCACCGCACTTATCGCACTCGTGAAATTCTTCGCATCCAACGCACGCTCATGTACCGCCTGCAACTCATCCAAAAACAAATCCCGCGTGTACTCCGTCCGCTCAATCTCAATCCCAGAAGACTCAGCCTCCGAAATCAATCGCTGAACCTCCACTCGCGCCAACTGACGCTCAGCAACCACCCGAATGTGATACTCAGGATTCGTTATCCCAGCACGAACACACGCCAACTCAGCAGCATTCTTCGACTTCAATGCACGCAGCCGCACATACTCACGCGCAAAAACCAAATCACGGTCCT